CTTATCATACCAAAGAAGAAGCCATCTTAATCAGAGATAAATTTTTAAAAGAATTTAAATTTGAAGATGAATTTTTACATTCATCATTAAAGGCAAATTTATGAACATTAAAGATTTAAAGCCTGCTAAAGAACATGCTCAAAACTTTGGCTGTAAATGTTTAATATATGGGCCAGCAGGAGTAGGAAAAACACCCATACTACAAACTGCACCAAGACCTTTGCTATTAGCTACTGAAAGTGGTTTGCTGAGTATGAGAAATTCTGATATTCCAACCTATGAGGCTTTTAACAGTAAAGCTATTGATGAGTTTTTTTCTTGGTTTTTTAATTCCACTGAAACCAAAAATTTTGATACTCTAGGTATTGACAGTGGTAGCCAGATGGCAGATGTTTTCTTAAACGCTGCTATGCAAGGCACCAGCAGGCAAGGCAATAAAAAGCATGGTATGGCAGCTTATGGTGAAATGGCAACTAATACAATGGAGCATTTGAGAACGCTCTATTACACTCGCTACAAGCATGTATATTTAATCTGCAAAGAAGAAATAGCTGATGTTGAATTTCAATCTTTGCGCCGTCCTTATTTTCCCGGCAAGGTGCTTCCTGTTGATGTGCCTCATTTGTATGATTTCATAATCAGATTAGCCAGAACACAAGCTATACCGGGAATGCCCGGTGAACATCTAGCATTTCAATGTGTGGGCAACATGAATGTGCTTGCTCGCAATAGAACAGGTAACTTGAATGAGTTTGAGCAGCCTCATTTTGGAAACCTAGTAACTAAAGCAATGTCTGCTCCACCAATAGGATATTAAATGTCTAAATTGATAGACATAGCTGCTGAATTGCGTCATGAAACAAATAGTGCATATTTGTTATATGATGGCAGAGAGGAAGAAGTAGGAGGAAAGAAAAAAGAGCTAAGAGTATGGGTGCCTAAATCACAAGTTGAAAATAATGAAGATGGAACTTTCACAATGCCGGAATGGCTGGCATTAGAAAAAGGATTTATTTAAAATGGATACTAAAGCTTGCAATTTGACTGAAGAAGAAATCAAAATTTTAATGAACCATCATGGCTACAGCGGTAGCGTAGAAGATAGAATGGAACGTCTTAACTATCTTCACAAGCGTCTTAAGGCGTTTGGAGATAAGGATGAAACAGAAAATAAGCAGCCTGCTCCTGCTGAAACTAATAATCAGCCGGGAGGAGTAACTTGGCCTAGCAACTAATGAACTATGAACAAATCATAAAGGAAAGAGATATGTCTAAGAAGCCTGTTAAACGTGGTCGCAAGCCGGGAGTTAAGGTTGGTCCTTATAAGATGAACCTTACTCAAATGGCTGAAGAAATTAAAGCTCTTAAAGCTAAGGTGGCAAAGTTAGAGAAGGTGTTGAGTTAAATGGCTAATGTATTTGAAGGTAAGCCTGATGATAGGCAATCTGATAGTACAAATGAGCCTGTTTCAAGGTTTAGACCTAAATACAGAGCTTTGACTGATGAAGAAAAAGCTTTGCACGATCAACTTAAAAATAAAGCTGCTGAATTAGAACAGCTTTATTTAAAAGTTAAACCCGGAAGATACAATTCACTTGCAATGACTAGCCTTGAACAGTCTGTTATGTGGATTGTTAAAGAATTAACATCGTAAAGGAAAAACAACTAATGCAAATGCAAGGCGGTTTTAACGCAAATCAGTATGAGCCTAATCAGGGAATGTCTAGCCATCCTCCGGCTCAGAAAATTCCATTCCAAATTACAAATGTTGGAATTAAGGAAAATAAAGATAAGACTGGCGGTTATCTTGAAGTTGAATTTACTTCTCAGTTGGGAAGTTTAATTCATCGCTATAATTGCTGGAACCAATCACCAAAGGCAGTAGAAATTGCTTATGGTCAATTGTCTGCTCTTTGTCGTGCTGTCAATATCTATCAGTTGGATTGGCAGAATGAAGGACAAGCATTGCGCGGTGGTCGCGGATTGATGGACGTTGGCTATCAGAAAGGTGAAGAACCTTCTGCTAACAATCCTGATGCCAAGGGCTATACTGAGCTTAAGCGTGTGTATGATGCTGCTGGTAATGAGCCGGGCAAAGCTCCTGCTCAACCGCAGACTATGCAGCAGCCAAATCAGCCACAGGCAGGCCCTGCACCGCTTCAGCAGCAGCCGGGCGGCTCTTGGGGACAGAGCCAGCCTAACCAACAGCAACCCGCTCAGCAGCAGCCTAATTGGCAGCAGGGAGGCAATCCGCAGCAGGCTCCTTCTCAACAGCAGCAAGCTCCTCAAGGTGGAGCTTGGCAACCTAGTGGTGGAAATCAGCAAACTCCACCTTGGGGCAATAGAACGTAGCATAAGTAGAATTTAAATTAGCTACGTCAACTGCTCTGCTGCTAATTGGGGTATATTGGCAGCAGAGCTTTTTAATAGGTGAATGAGAAAAATGGCTGATGAAAACTTAAGACGTTTGGCTTTAATTTTATTTAAAGAGCTTTGCCCAGGCATTCGTTGGAGCGAAACAGATAAAGAAGCTTATGAAAAAGCAGTCATAGCAATTATCAAAGGAATGAGAGAACCAACACAAAAACAATATGATGCTCTTAGCTGGAAAGGCAAAATGTGGAATGAAATTAATTCTCATTTTGTTTGGACAACTTATATTGATGCTTTGGTAGATGACAATGCTTAATCTTTCCTCAATTCCTACAAATAAAGAAAAGCGTTATCTTATACGCTGTAGTAATTGTGGGAAATTCATTTCTAGAAAACAAATAGAAAATAAAGAAGCACGTTATCATTTTATTCCTGATAATCAATTTGGTCCTGAAGAAAGCTATTGGGAACACATTAAATGCTAAATTTAGCTGATCCAAATGATCGCGAAAAGCTAGAAGAATTATTGTCTGATGATTTAGACAAGTTTTGTCAAACATTTTATGAGCAAGGTCATAGAAACCATTTAGGAGCTTCTGAGCTAGGTGAAGAATGCTGGCGCAAGCTTTGGTATGGCTTTAGATGGGTAAAGCTTGAATGGCATGATGGGCGAATGATGCGCCTATTTAATGTCGGTCATTCTGCTGAGCCAAGATTTGTATCTTATTTGCGTGGTATTGGATTTGAAGTTAAGGAATTTAATACAGATGGCAAACAATTTCGCATTTCGGGAGCTATGGGCCATTATGGCGGCTCATTGGACGGCTTATGTAAAGCTCCAAGCCACTATCAATTGTCAGAAGATATTGTTTTTCTCAATGAATTTAAAACAAATGGAACAGGAAAAGGATATTCCGATGTTGATGAAAAAGGAGTAGCCAAAGCCAAACCTCGTCACTTTGCTCAAATGTCTCAATATGGGTATCATATGAAAATCAAATATGGTATCTACGTGATTGAAAATAAAAATGACAGTCATATTACAGTCAAAGTAGTAGAGTTGGATTGGAATTTAGGCGCTCAATTAGAGAAAAAAGCAAATGATATAATTTTTTCTAAAGAGCCTCCACCAAAGATTAGTGAAAACAAATCATTCTTTAATTGTAAATATTGTCATTTGGCTGAAATTTGTCATGATGGAGAAAAGCCAGAAAAAAATTGCAGAAGTTGTAGGAATGCTGTTCCTGTAGAAAATGCTGAATGGAAGTGCAATTTGCATAATGACATAATACCTTCTAATTTTATTAAATCCGGTTGTGATAATTGGCTACCAATATGAGGTAATAAATGGTCAACGCAGACGATTCAAGAGATGCAAATCCTTGGTTAGAAAATGAAATAGCTGATGTTATTACAGGTATAGAATTGGTAGAAAAGCGTTTTGGTTTAATGCGTCTTGAAGGCAGAATAGCAAAGAAAACTAAGCATCTTTCGCAATGGCATAATCTTGCATGATCCAACTTCGCTACTACCAGCAGGAAGCTTTAGACGCTCTATATAATTACTTCCTGACACACCAGCGGGGAAACCCACTCATAGGTTTACCAACTGGTACAGGAAAAAGTGTGCTTCCTGCTGCATTCATTCAAGGCATAATGAAGCAATGGCCTAATACTCGCTTCCTGTTAATCACTCACGTTAAAGAATTAATTGAACAGAATGCTAGAGCTATGCTCACTGTATGGCCTGAAGCTCCATTAGGAATTTATAGCTCTGGATTGAAAATTAAACAGACTGCACAACCAATTATTTTTGGTGGAGTGCAATCAATGATAAAGCATCCTGACTGGTTTGGTCACAGAGACATTGCATTTGTAGATGAAGCTCACTTGGTTTCAGATATTGAAAGCAGTCAGTATCAGACATTTTTTGCTTTCATGAAGCTAATCAATCCTAATCTAAAAATCATAGGCATGTCAGCTACCCTGTATCGTATGGGTATGGGAATAATTACAGAGAACGGATTATTCAATGATGTAGTATACGATAAAACAAGTTTGGAAGGCTTTAATGAGCTTCTAGACGCTGGTTTTATGTGTCCTTTAATTCCACTTCGCACCAGAACGGAATTAGATGTTTCTGACGTTAGCGTTCAAAATGGCGAGTTTGTTAAAACTCAATTGCAAGGTGCTGTAGACAAGCAGCACATAACATTTAAAGCATTACAGGAGCTTTGTCATGCCGGACAAAATAGAAGAAGTTGGCTTATCTTTGCTTCTGGTATCGAACACGCTGAGCACATAGCAGAGCAGCTTGGAGCGTTTGGAATTGATTGCGCTCCTGTTCACAGCAAGCGACCTTCAGATTATAACGACGCTGCAATTAAAGCTTTCAAAGCAAATGAATTACGAGCAATTGTGAATTACGGAAAACTCACAACTGGCTTTGATCATCCGTCTATAGATTTGATTGGTATGTTGCGCCCAACTCTTAGTGTACCACTGTGGGTACAAATGTTAGGACGCGGCACTAGACCAGCAGAGGGAAAAGAGAATTGCTTGGTTCTAGATTTCGCTCGCAATACACCAAGGCTAGGGCCAATTAATGATCCTGTAATTCCGAAAATGCGTAAAGGTGAAGCTGGCGAAATGCCAGTTAAAATCTGCGAAGCTTGTGGTGCATACAACCATACAAAGGTCAGGTTTTGTTGCCAGTGTGGAGAGGAATTTTCTTTTCAAATTAAAATCGTTTCAAAGGCTGGCTCTGATGAATTATTGCGCGCTGCTGCTTCTGAGCCTGCACCTATCATTGAGCAATACAATGTGCTAGGTTCTCACTATGAAAAGCATCCCGGCAAGTTTGAAAAGCCACCAACTTTAAAAGTCACTTATTACACAAGCGGACTTGCTTTTAAAGAATTTGTCTGCCTTGAACACAATGGGATGGCTGGCAAAGTTGCTAGGGATTGGTGGAGGAAGCGACATAAAACAGAGCCACCTTCTACAATTGATGAAGCTTTAAAGTTTGTGAGTGAGTTGCGCTGTCCTAGATTTATAAGAGTGCATGTGAATAAAAAATATCCTGAGATATTGGGAGTTGAATTTTGAGCGACGTTAAATTAATTCCACGACGCTTAGGCAAAATTGAAATACAGGCTAAGCTAGCTCAGCTTT